TAACGATATTGGTGTAGGTAAAGAAAACGGACATCCACAGCTGATGTGGCATTTGCTGTGTGCTAGCGGCGGCACAGGAAAGATTGAATTTCACCAATGGTTAGGCTTCAAGAAAAAGAAAGGCAACGACAAAGCTATCAGACTACTTGAACGTATCTACCCCAATATGAAACTAGACGAGGTTGAATTACTTGCTAGACTATCTACAACAAAAGAACTCAAACAACTGGCTGAAGAACATGGCATCGAAGGCGTCAAGCTCTGAGAAACCCTACAAATGCGAATACTGTAAGAAAGGCTTTGTCAAAGAAAAGACACTGTTCTCTCATGTATGTGAAAAGAAAAGACGTGCACTACAGAAAGACGAAAAGCGTGTACGTCTAGGCTTTTACGCATTCAGTCAGTTCTACAAGCTCAGTGCCGGAGCAAAGCGAGACAAGACCTACGAAGAGTTTTGTAACAGTCAGTATTACAATGCGTTTGTAAAGTTCGGTAGCTTTGTTTCAAACGTCAAGCCCTTATACCCAGAGAAATACATTAACTATGTAGTGACCAGTGGCGTTAAACTAGACCAGTGGTGCAGAGAAGAGATGTATGAAACATACGCAACTGAGCTTATTCGCAAAGAAGGTGTAGAGACTGCACTCGAGCGGTCAGTTAACACAATGGTAGAATGGGCTGAAGAAAACAATTCAGTCTGGAATCACTATTTCATGTACGTAAGTCCCAACAGAGCTGTATGGCACATACGTGACGGTAAAATTTCACCTTGGCTGCTATTGAACTGCAAGACAGGCAAAGAGATGTTAAATAAGTTCAGCGACGAGCAGTTGAACTTGATATATCATGTGCTAGATCCTAAGCATTGGGCTCTTCGCTTCAAGCGTCAGGCAGATGACGTTAAACTAGTTAAAGAGGTGGTCAAAGAAAGCCGCCTCTAGGAGCGGCGATGAAAATACTGATTATGGGACTACCTGGCAGCGGAAAAACATGGTTAGCAGAAAGATTACAAAAGCACCTAAATTGCGCCTGGTTTAATGCAGACGAAGTACGTAAGATGTCAAACGATTGGAACTTCGATAAGACGTCTAGAACACGACAAGCGTATCGTATGCGTAATATGGCAGACTATGAAGTAGGATGCGGCAGCACAGTTATATGTGACTTTGTATGCCCAACAAACGAAACAAGATTGTCGTTTCGTCCAGACATAACAATTTGGCTCGACACTATCACTGAAGGTAGATTTGACGACACAAACAAGGTGTTTTGTCAACCAGACTATTACGACGTGCACATCGATACGCACCTCACAGAGCAAGAAGTTGAAAGGCTTGCTGAAAGACTAAAACAAAGAATAGGTAAGTAGTCCACGAGTAAGCATTGACATCGACTTTGGTGATAAATACACTGTAGGAGAATTGAACGGAATGTTTAGCAGGAAACATACACCTGAAGCAAAATTAGCAGTTAGTAAAGCTAACAAAGGCAAACCAGCATGGAACAAAGGTTGCCCACAAACTGACAAGGTTAAAGAAGCAGTTAGTAAAGCTAACAAAGGCAATCTCGCTTGGAACAAGGATAAGCCTCGTTCTGATGAGGAGAAACAGCATATGAAAGCGGGTTGGGCCAAAAAGATTTCGGAAGGGTATGAAGCACACAACAAAGGTAAGACTTTATCTAAGGACTACGTTTGCGAACACTGTAAACGATCGTTTTCAAAACCTAATTTTACTCGCTGGCACGGTGACAAGTGCAAAGAGGCATAAATGGATATTGACATAGACTTTGCTGACAGAGACGAGATACTTAATAAGATCGATCATCGTGTAGCAGCACTAGAGATCGACAAGAAGCACAATACAGGTGTGTATGCAACAGAGATCCCACATAACCCTGTGACCAATATCGCAACTATCGATTATAAGACTGCTGACGCTAGAGGGTATTTCAAACTAGATTTCCTAAACGTCAGCATCTATGAAGGCGTAAAAGACGAACAACATCTAACAGATTTGTTAGAAAGACAGCCAATGTGGGACTTGCTTGAGCATGACGAGTTTGCTAATCAGGTGTTCCACCTTAACGGTCACGGTGACATCCTACGTCAAATGAAACCCAAGAACGTGAGTCAACTGGCCGCTGTGCTAGCAATGATACGTCCTGCTAAGCGATACTTAATAGGCAAGGATTGGGATACAGTAATGGATGAGGTGTGGACTAAACCCACAAACAATGAGTACTACTTCAAACATTCGCACTCAGTAAGTTATGCGATGGCAGTAGTTGTTCATATGAATCTTTTATGTGAGCAGATTAGTTCTTAGGTTTGCGGACTAGTTGGATGGACTTGCGTTTAACACGCTTAATGGCAAGGTTGTTAATATTGACACACGGTCCTGTAGTAACCTTTACATCTTTAGAGTTCATAGTAATAATCGAATAACGAAACGGTTCCATCTCTTTTCGCAAGAAAATATTAATTGGAATTGACCGGTTCGACTCCCACCACCATATCTCTCCTAGCTCGATAAAGTCTAATTTTTCTGCTTCGGATTGTAAGTAAGTAAAAACATACATGCTAGTTACTACTTGATCCTGATTTATAATGATCCCGACATATTCTTGCCCGCCGTAGCTGACAACGCTTATGAATGGGAAATTTTGTTGAATATCTTTTGTTAGCATTAAGTTCTTGTTTAGTTGTTGTTTTTCGATAAATACAGTATGCAGCTTACACCAAGATATTTAGTCAAAAACAGAACCCTGATTATTTCAAATGAAGTGGGCGTAACAACGGAGTACAGACCAGTGTATCAAAGAGAACTTCAAGTTTACCGAGGAATTGACAACGTATTAGAATTTCAGATTCTAAATTCAGATCAAAAGCCTATTCATCTGAACACTAGAGAGGTTAAGTTTGTTGCGTTCGACTCTCACAGACAACTTGTTATCGACAGAACAGCAGAAATAATCAACGCAAACAAAGGTCTTGTTAAGGTTACTATCACAGACAACGACGTCTTGAATGTAAAGCAGCAGTACCTCCACTACAACGTTTATATCGTAAACGACGATACGAGTCAAACACTTACGTACACCGACGAGCATTTTAACGCAAACGCAATAATCTACTTGAGTTCAAGAGCATTCCCGGGACCAAAAGCATCAATCGTTATTGAAGAATTCTTCCCTCAGGGGTCAGTTGACAGCGTGTATCCATCCGAGGCAATATCAGCTCAGCCTGGAATCAACGGAAACGAAGCAATACACACAGCAGCTATCTATACCAATGGGTATATAGGCGACGTCATTATCGAAGCTACTCTTGAGAATCAAATAGTAGGCGAGTCACAAGTTGAATGGACAGAGATTGCTCGTGTCACTCTTAACGGCGAAGAAGAGTATCCAACTCCGATAAACTTCACTGGCGTGCTCAGCTATGTTAGAATCGTAGCAACAGAAGATCCTCGCGACACAATCGAAAAAGTCCTAATTAGAAATTGACAAGTCATTGATTTTGCGCTATAATTTATAAATGAGCGCCGTATCCGAAACAACATTAACTTATTTGCCAGCGAAAAGCAAGATGTCTCCCAAGGGGTAGCTGAGCTTTAACGCCTAAACGGTGTCTGTTTCAACTGCGGGTTGACTAAGTACTATTATGATAATATATAAAATCACAGCCCCAAACGGCAAACAATATATAGGACAGTCTATTTATACTCTTGAGGAAAAGACAAGCTGGTACAAAAAGTCTGTTAAGATAGATAAGACCAACCGGGCTATCTTTAATTCTATCCGCAAGTACGGTATAGAAAATATGAAATTCGAAGTAGTTGAAGAGAGCAACACCTGGACTAAAGACGAGCTCAACAATAGAGAAATTTATTACATTGATGCGTTCGGAACATATTACACATTAGGCAACGGTTATAATATGACTTACGGCGGAGACGGTTTAGATTCAAAATCAGCTAGAGCTGCTATAACAAAGTGGTACAGCAATATGTCACTAGAACTAAAAGAACAAAAGTCGCACAACAGTTCTGTTGCTCAAAAAAAGCGGTATCAAGATAACCCCGACAGTAATGAAACTCGCAACAGAAAGAAAAAGTCACATCAGGGAACTTATATCATAGAGTGCCCTGAAGGCAACGTTTATCACGTAAACAATGGATTAAAAGAATTTGCAGAACAGAACACAGAAACTCTTGGAGTAACTTACTGGCAATTGTTTAATGCGTACAGAAAGTCCTATCAAAATACTACAACTGTTAGAAAACGAAAAGATCTAAACAAGTGGAAGGTTACTCGAGTTGTCAAATAGCGTTAGTGAGTTAACACTGTCTTATTGGAAGACAGGAAGAAAAACAAGGACAACGCCCAAAGGCTGGGTAGCAGGTAACGCTGTCTGCTGTCACCAAAACGGACACTCTGCAGATACACGAGGGCGCGCTGGATTCATTGCTAACAGTGACGGCGGTATTAGTTATTCTTGCTTTAACTGTGGGTTTAAAGCCTCATGGCGACCTGGACGCAACTTGTCATTTAAGTACAAGAAACTTCTGCGTTGGTTAGGTACTCCAGACGACACTATTAACAAACTAGGACTACAAGTTCTCAGAGAAAACGAAGGGGTAGAGACTGCGGAGTTTAAGACAAGTCTGCCCACGTTCGAAGAAGGCAAGTTGCCGCAAGATGCTGTGAAGATCAGCGAAAATACAAACTTGAGCAAGCATTTTATAAAAGTCGTCGAGTACATGCAGGCGCGCGAGTTGTATCTAGAAGACTACCCTTTTCATTGGACGAACAATCTCGGATTTCGCGATCGCCTGATCATTCCGTTTTACCACGAAGGCACGATAGTAGGGTATACAGCAAGAACAACGGACCCTGACAAAAAGCCAAAGTATCTAGCAGACGAACCAGTAGACTATGTATTCAACTTAGATGAACAGACATACGACAAGGACTTTGTTCTAGTCTTTGAAGGACCTATAGATGCAATCTATATGGGAGGTTGTGCACTGCTCGGTTCAGAGATAAGTGACGGACAAATGCTGCTTCTCAACAGGTTAAATAAGGACGTAGTAGTTGTGCCTGATAGAGACGCAGCCGGTAAGAAACTAGTGGAGGATGCACTTGGTAGAGGATGGAGTCTGTCAATGCCCGAATGGGAGGACGACATTAAAGATGTCGGCGATGCAGTTCTAAGGTACGGCCGACTATACACCCTCTACAGTATCGTCAAAGCAATCGAAAGCTCTCCACTAAAGAACAGATTGAGAGCAAAGAAATGGTTCATTACAGACAGCTAACTGAATGTGTAAAGTCATGGATAGCAGGTTATTTTTTAAGTAACCACAAGAAATATGCAGTAGAAGGTTTTAAAGCAAGCTCATTTTATGACGCTACTGTGGTATGTATTGGACAGGAAAAAGACAGTGAAAGCCTGACAATATGGCAAGCTAGCGACGACAATCTCTTTAAGAGGTTTTCGCAACAAGGCCCTCACAGCATAGGGTTATGGTATACGTCTATGTTGGCTAGAGCAGGTCTGACGTTAGATGATACAAGTTGGTTTGAATACATGCGTCGCAACGGCGATCCTGAACGATTGTTTATGGACGTTATTAGCGATTTCATAATAACTACAGGCTGTGGTTACGACCCAACTACGCAACTCAGGCAAGAGGTAAACAAAGGATACTTTGACTGGAGATCTGATCTAACATCAAGACAGGATCTTTGCGATATTGTAGCAGCAACTCAACAGGTATATGTATATGTGATTCATAATATACTGTGCTGGACAAGAATGTACATGCCCAGTTCTAACCTTGTTTTAGTGGGCAGCTACGATATTGATAGACTTGCGCACGAGGATCTACAAAATTTCTATCAAAAAGTGGAGCACTATAACTCACTGAAATCATTGACAAAAACAACAAAGGTACTATAATAAACGAATGGCAACTAGACAAAATACTGATTATGGTTATGAAATTCAAAAGATATATCTAGAAATGATGCTGACAGACGCTGAGTCGTTTGTTAGGTGTCAAGGTGTATTCGATGTAAATGCGTTTGACAGACGACTACAGCCCGCCGCAAAGTTTCTTGATGACTACGTCAACGAGCATAACGCAATGCCCACGTTCGACATGGTTAACGCTGCAACCAAAGCAGGTTTCAAAGATCCAGGACAGCTACAAGAGAATCATTATGATTGGCTATTGACTGAGTTTGAGACGTTCTCAAGACACAAAGCACTTGAAGCAGCTATTCTTAAATCTGCTGACTTGATCGAAAAAGGCGAATATGGCCCTGTAGAAGACCTAGTAAAGTCGGCGGTCCAAATTGGTCTTCAAAAGGATCTAGGCACAGACTACTTCAACGACCCGAGAGCACGGTTGTCGGCTATCAAAGACAACAACGGACAGGTATCTACAGGCTGGGCAGCATTGGATAATAAACTGTTTGGTGGCTTCAACCGAGGCGAACTAAATATATTTGCTGGCGGATGCGTAGTTGCCGAAACTGAGGTAAAAATAATTGAATTATACAACATTGACAAATTTATTGAAACAGGAGTTCTTAACAGTTAAAGGATCATTTAACGGTAAGAAACACCTTCCTGATGACGTGCTCGACAGTATATTAGTTCATACTGCTTTTTTAAATTATGACGCTACTATTAATACTCGAGTATCGTACATATTAACAAACACACAACATCAGCTATTGTGTAGTAACTGTAAAAAACCGTTAGAAGTAACGTCGACAATCTATAATCCTCCTGAGTATTGTTCGAGTAAATGTAGTGCTACTAGCGACAAGACAAAGAAACTAAGAGCAGATACTAGCAAAAAGACATACGGTTACGCAAACGTGTTGCAGAATCCTGAGGTGAAGCAACGAATATTATCAAAAAATATAGAAAAGTACGGAGTTGACAACGTTGCCAAGTCTCAGTTAGTAAAGGACAAAATATCCAAGAAAGCTAAAGAAAATGCCCCTCGACGACTACTTCTAACACAGGAGACAGTACGGCAACGGTATGGTGTGGACCATGTGTCTAAATTAGACAGGGTTAAAGACAAGAAAAAACAGACTTGCTTGGATCGTTACGGTACTGCTCATTACTTTAGTACGCAATTACACAAGGACAAGACCAAACAAACAATGCTGAAACTATACGGTGTAGAAAACGCGTCTCATAGTCCTTATTTCATTGACAAGATACGTACTACTAAGCAGGATAGATACCAGAACAGTGCTTACAATAATAGAGAACAAGCATTAACGACCATGAACGAACTCTACGGCGATGTTAGTGCAAGGCAATACTGGAGTGCACTTGCATCTAGTACGTTGTTGTCAGCTGACGAGTTAGCACGATACGCTAGCGGCAAAACTGTGAACAGTATGGCGGAGTCGTTAGAAGTTGCTCCTACTACAGTGTATTGCTATTTAAAAAAGTATAACATCTCTAACTTCGATAGTCGTAATAATCAGTATGAAGACATGATACGTTCGTTCTTAGATGAACATGGAATTAGCTACGAAACAAATACAAGATCTGTCATACCGCCCTTAGAACTTGATTTCTATATTCCACAGCACAGTTTATGTATAGAGTGCAACGGCATGTTTTGGCATAGCGAATTACTAGATAAGGATAAATCCTACCATCTAAACAAAACAAAACGATGTAACGACAAAGGGTTACAATTATGGCATCTTTGGGATTACCAAGTAGACCGTAACCCTGACTTAATAAAGAGTATGCTAACCCACAAGTTACTTAAACAACCTAACAGAATCGGTGCACGTAGTTGCTCTGTTGTAAACTTGACAGCACAAGATTATCGATCTTTCCTAGACGAGAATCATATTCAGCAGTCTATTAATTCTAAGGTAAAGTTAGGATTATTGTATAACAACGAGATACTAGCAGTAATGGGGTTTGGTGCATCACGGTTTGAAAAAGATACTTGGGAACTGCATCGTTTTTCGATTAAGAAGAGCTATCACATTCCTGGAGCGTCCAGTAAACTGTTTCGTAACTTCTTGACAACACAGCAGAATTGTTGTAAAATTATATCATATGCCTCGCGCGACTTCAGCAACGGAAACATGTACCAAAAACTGGGATTTAGGTTTGTAGACTATACTCCACCGGGATACACGTACTTTAAATCTCACGCAGTGTTTAATAGAGTGGCATTTCAGAAACATAAACTAAAAGATGTGTTAGAACACTTCGACGCTGGACTATCAGAATGGCAAAACATGATTAACAACGGATACAACCGATTTTGGAACACAGGAAACATAAAATATGAATTTACTAGATAAAAAAATTGAGTGGCTGTCGGCTCTATACCCTACAGACAAGTTGCGAAAATTATCAGAAGACCAATTATGTCTATTGTACGACCGCAGTCAACCAAAAAAGGTTCACATAAGTTCGTTGGAAAAAGTTCCAACGAGTGGCTATCGAATTAGTAGCCCTGACGGGTATGTTAACGCGCACTCATGGCGGAATAAAGGAAACAAGGAGTGTGTTACTGTAAGCACAG